ACGGCGGTTATTGTAAAATTGATTTGCTCAGTTGACGCTGCCATTCTTTATTCGCTCCGCGACAATGTTCAAATAAGCAATCCAACCTATAAATTCTTCAACCGATAGATTGTTGATCTCCTCGATTGTCTTGCCTAAACGATCCGCGAGTGCATAGCGAGAATAAGCATCGGGATCGCTTCTTAGTTTTTTATTGTATCTTCCACTGTTGCAGTTGAGATCATTTCATTTGCTATTCGAACAATCACATCTGGATCAACGGAATTTAGTAAATCTCTCTTATGCTCTAATGTAAAAATTGGATCGCCTTTTTGATCTTGTGCTTTCAAAATAAGACAATCAACTAAAACTTTGAGCGATGACTCTTGAGAACCTTTGAATATTTTATCTTTCTCTGCAAGAGTAAAAGGAGTGGAATAAATAAGGAATGGCTTTCCATCTTCACCCCACTCTGGAACTTCGATCACATTCACATTTTGGTTCTTGAAGTGTGATTTAGCTTTTTCAATTATGTGCATTTAATTTTTTCCTAATTAAGAAGCAGTTGAAGATGACAGTGTGCCTGTGCCTTGGAATGCAAATGTGGCTTCAACCATACCATCAAATGAAGCTGACCGTTCAATTGAAGTTACAATAACTGAACCAGTGTAATATGTATCGCCAGTTGATGCGCCTTCAGGATAAAGGTTGAGCGTGACCGTCGAACCAGATGTCAAAGCACCCTGACCTGTCGTGTCCGTCTCGTCCCAATAGCAGGTGACCTGACCAGAAAAGGCCGAGAGAACTGATTTAAATGAGCGCCATGAATCGCCCATCGTTGTGTCTTCGATTGTGTCAGCCGTATTGGTCAAAGTCCAAGAACGAACTTCTGCAATTGTGTTTGAAGAAATTTTAACGATACCTTCGGAACCTGTATGATTTGCCATTTCAAATCTCCTTAAACTGGCGACTCTGATTCAATTTCAGTCGTTCGATAAATAACTTGAAACGTCATCTTAATCGAGCCGACAGGTGTTTCACCTTCAGCATTATAGTCGATAACGGTTCCCGTCAAAACAGTCTCTTTTGCTAAAGAATTGCAGGTAGGATCAGATAAAATTGCTTCTTCAACATCCCGCGCAATTGCATCAAGCGTATCATCCAAGCCAGAAGTTGCTTTTGCCATACCTTCTAACGTGAAGTTTACCCGCCTAATAATCCGTCTAGGCCGTGTCATAGTTTCCGGTTCAGAATCTTCGCTAAGTGTATAAACTAAAAGCAAAGGCTGATTAATTGATGCAATCGGATAGAACCGAGTTTGATAAACCCGTGTTGAAGTCGTTGTTAGATTCGAAACATTTGAAACGATACGATCCCTGATCTGCTTCCGAAGATGCGCCATTACTGCTTCTCCAAGACCAGAGTCGTCATTCCTGTCCCGTCCGGTTGAATGATTCTGACTTTGTAGGTCGTCGAATTGATCACGACTGTATCGCCATAATCAGCGCCGGAAGGCAAAGTCGAAGTCTGAACCAAGAACCGAGGTTGTGCCGAAGCATAGGCCACATTGCCTTGCGGATCAGCCTCAAAGAACTCGTTGTCAAAAATGCCAATTATTGAAGAACTGCCACCCGCAACAAGTGTATAAGTTGCCGTTGTCCCAAAATCCGAAACATTTAGCATATAGGATCGATCGGATGCAGATTCGACAGCCATCGGTTAGCCTTATTTCTTGGCGAACTTGCCCTTGCGGGTTGTGAATTCAGGAGCCTCAGGAGCATCCTGAAGGCCAATCGAACGATCCTCGACCGGAGCCGCAGGAGTTTCAATAAACTTTTTTGCCCGACCCATAGCGACAAGATTCTCAGCTTCCCGTGAAGGAAGATCGCGCACTGTCCCAATATCAGCAAAATCACCGCTGACGAAAGTTGCTTGTGTAAATTCTATTTTCATCCCACTTATCCCTCATTGGACCTGACAGAAATTTAACTCTTTCAGGATGTTGAATCGTGATTTGAACGTGTTCCCAAACTCTCAAATCTCTCTGCCAGACATTCGATTTGTGGTTTTCATCCGGTTGATCGTGCCAATAGCGCCGACCGGATTGATAACTATCGAAACCGCATAGCAGAATTTCACTATATCCCAAATAATCCGCAATCCATAGAGCTTTCGCGCCGCTCAATCCAAAGTCAGGACAAATACCAGACCAAATATGTTTTGGATTATTTATTCTATGATGGGAAGTTTTGAAACTCGGATGATCCTTCAACAATTCCCACATTGGCTCGTCAGAAAAAACAATTAAATCAAGCGGGAGCAAAAGCGAGTGTTGATTTATACCTATTAAATCAATTTCAGTAGGCAGATTATATAAATCTGACAATAGGGAAGGTCCGCCGCCCAAAATAGCCGCAGTTTTCCCATTTTTCAAATATTTTAAATTATTTAATTCCATTTTGTATCAAGTTTTCATTATATTAGATATTTATGATATAATCTATTGAATTCTATTAAAAACTAATAGTCTTTTAATCAATTAGCAACAAATAGGGCGTTCTAAGGGAACCTTTTTATATAGTCCCTATATAAACCTATAGGGAAAAATAAAACAAAACTATGATAGGTCCTTATTGTTCCTAACAGTATATAGTTAAAATCTATTGAAATATATTAACTATAAATATTGTCTATATATATTCAAATCTTTTAAATTCCTCCTGTTCATATATAAATGATTTGTCCTATTTTTGGGGCCGAAACAAACGAACGAGGTGCAAAATGTCTGAGCAAATTGAATCACACAAAATATCTTTTTTTGTCAGCGAAAAATTTATTCGCCCAATTATTTTGGATTTATGGGATGAATTAAATGACAGTGAACAAATTTGGTTGTCACAATTCTTAATGACTCTTTCAGAAATAAATCAATATGAGAAATCATATTGGGTAATTTCAACCAACCCTCCAATTAATTCCGAATGCGTAGTTTCTTTGAAAATCACTAAAGTTTGGATGGTGACTTTGGTTTGTGAAAAAGGAGAAACAAAATGAAATTGACACTTCAATATGTCCAGAAAGCAATAAGCAAAGATAAAAGGTTTCCGAAAAACTGTATCGATATTTTAGAAGAAGGCCAGATCGCGGTTTGGCTCAATCCAGAATACACATGGGATAAAGTCGAAGGCTATCGAACTGTAGAGCATTTCTCAATCGAAGATGGACATAATCCTCAGGATACAGTCGGCGAATTCAAATATCGTTTATCGTTTATTGAAAAAGCAATTTGAAATAGGAGAAACAAAATGTTGAGTGTTTCAATTCATCTCGTCGATAAAGCATATGGTGGTCCAGAAGAAGGCGGTTGGTGGTATCAATATGGATCACCGGATGATGATTATCGTCAATTTACCCGCTTTTTTAATACAAAAAAAGAAGCTTATGAATATGCCCAAACTCTTGATGCAATTATTTCAAATTTAAATAAGAATCGCCCAAGTATTAGTTCAATGTCTTCAATAGGTCGCTATTGTTGGATGGTTCAAGATGATCTTCCGCATGAGTGGCCTAAACAAGTTCCACATTACGAATAAAGGACGAAACACCCTTTTGGGTGTCTAGCGGTTAAACCGCTACTGATGAGTCCAAACAAAAGGAATAAACAAAATGACGATTATATCAAAAACAGCTCGTTTTGATAATGCTCGAGCATTAACAAATGAAGAAATGCATAAATTGGCACCGTCAATTTTTGCAATTGATAAACATGAAAGTAGAAGTCAAAAATTTAGGCCAATTCCTACAATTGAAATTTTAGATAAATTGAAAATTGAAGGATTTGTTCCAGTTGGTGTTCGTCAATCACGATCCAGAGATGAAAATAAGAATAATTTTACAAAGCATTTAGTTCGTCTTCGTCGAATTGATGAAAATATAAAATATGCAGTTGGTGATACAATTTGCGAAATTCTTCTAAAGAATGCAAATGATGGAACATCAGCTTATGAATTGATGGCAGGATTATTTAGAATAACTTGCCTCAATTCTATGGTATCAAAAATTGGAGAATTAGATTCAATCAAAATTAAACATTTTGGAAAAATGGCTGATGATATTATTGAAGGAACATATACAGTTCTAAATTCAGCTGAAAATAATTTAGAAACCGCTATTCAATGGAGTCAATTAAAATTATCAGCACCTAAAAAATTACAATTTGCTGAATCTGTAAAAGAATTTAGATTCAGAAA